ATCTAGGTTAATAAATGTAGCAGGAATATTAAATGCTTCCTCACTATCTATTTCACCTTTTCTCCACTTCTCATAATTACTATCTAAACCCTCACTGACAATCTCATTCATTACTCTTATCTTGTCAGATTGTGTAAGTTTTTTAGTAATCTTAAATTCTTTTTTTAATCCTTTATCTAATTCACTATTAACTATCTTCATCTTTTCAGAGATAGTCGTAGCGTTTTCTAGCTTGTCATCTAGGTTTCTAATTACTTCTTGTGATTTTTCTAAGTATGCTTCGTCTTCTTTCATCAACTTTTCATTCTTAGATTTAGAAACTTTATTCTTTGCGTATCTAACACCTCTGAATAATGCTTCAGCTAAACTACCAATACCCATACCCTCTAAAGCATTTTTAAATCTGCTTTCATACCAAGTGTCATCTTCTCTTGATAATAGGTATCCTAAATATGTTTCTGCGTGTTCAGGTGCATATTCATTGATTACATCTGCTAATCTTCCAGTGGTTTCATCAAAAGCTACAAAGTCAGCAATTGCACCTTTAGTAGTCATTTGTGCAAACGAACCTACTTTAGTTGTTGCAGGTGCTACTTTTCCAAGTTTTAAAAGTTTGTCTGCACCTTTGAAACCAATAAGAAACTGCATACCTGCTTCTGCAAAGCTACCAATAGCAGTATCTGTATGGTCGTCATTCTCTGGGTGAAGTGGGTCATAGAATAAACCTTTAATATTAAATGCGTCTTTGACACCAATCTTTCCAGTTATAGGTGATAATGCACCATAAACATTTTTATCTTTAATTGCTTGATTGTATGGAACGTATTCTATTAATCCATTCTTAGCGTTGTCACCATATCTAAAGCCACCAACATTTAGCTTTTCTCCTAAAGTGTCACCTAAATCCTCTGCTAAGTCTGTTGTACTATTTAAGAACTTTCTACTAGCTTCATAAGGTGCAACAAATACTGTTTCATATAGTGAATTAGCTTTTCCAAAGTCAGGTTTATCAGCAAGTAAACCTTTCTTACTCATAGCTTCTGACTGAACTGCATTAAATCTTTCTTGAATTTCTGCTTCAGTAGTACCATCTTCAAACCTAATCACTTCACCAGTGACTGGGTCTTCTCTAAATATTGCCATTAATTTCTACTCTCATCTAGTTTCTTAAATACATTAAGGAAACTCGTATTGTCTGAAAATTCTAATGCAGTAAACATTCCACTATTCTTCATAGCTAGAATTAGTTGGTCTAACTCCATATTAAAATCTTTCTTCAATTGAGTTGGGTCTTCTTTGTATTTTGGTTTATCTTTGTTTAGTGAATACCATTTTCTTAATTCTTTATTTACATAAACAATTCCAAAGGAAGCTGTAAGTTTATCTCCACCTTTTGTAGTAGTAGCGATAGTCTTCTCTAATGAACCTATAACTGCTTCATATAAAGGATTGTCAGTAAATACTTCATCATTACCAAAGTTCTTAGCTGTTGGTATTTCTTTTGTAATTAAGTTTTGGTATCTGGTTCTAGTTATTTGTTTATTATAATAACTACTCTCTGCAAGTTTTTGTGCTTCATCAAACTTACCCTCTGAAATTAATTTATCTATATCTCTTTCAATAAGAGGATTATTTGTATTACCACCATTAAATGCAGTATCTTTTGTAAACTGGTCTATTGCTCTTATCTCTGTAAGAGTTCTACTTTTATCATTTCTAAATTTTGAAATATCAAAGTTTTCATCATTAAAATTATTTTGAAGAAATGTATATGTATTTAAAAATTCTTTTTCATCTTTTAATTTAATAAGGTCACCATCACTTTTTAATTTTTTTGTTTCAGCTTGAACAATCAAATCCATTAGTTCTTCTTGTGCTTCTTTTACTCTACCAATGTTTTCAAAAGTATTTGTACCTGATTGTAGAATTGATGGTAAAACTTCTACCAAGAATTTTGAGTACTCAAAGTCATCACTTTTTTCCACGTAATTTTTAAGACCATCTAGAATGTTATCTACAACTTCATCACCTTTACCAGTGACATCAAATATAGAACCTATCTCTTTATTTAATTTATTTTTAAGAAAGTTAAGTCTAGTTTCACCTGAACCATCATCATCATAAAATTCATCATTATCAAAGTCTTTAGCACTTTCTAGTATTCCATAAATTTTCTTATTAGTTTTATCTTTAAAGTCTTCTTTAAAATTAGTTAATTGATTTTGGTTGTGTCTATTTTCTAAAATATTTCTGTATGAAGAAGTTTCGCTAAAGAAACCACTTTCTAATTCCATAGGTGAAAAGAAACCTAAATTGTTTTCTTTAATAAATGCTTCTAATTCTGATTTATAAAAAGTATCAAAAGCACCCTCACGTAAATCCTGAAGTACTTTTTTATCTACATAATTCTTATTTAATCTATCAGAAAACTTACTAGCCATTTCATTAAGAGTAAGTTCTTTATATTTTTCTATATAATATGGACTTGCAGTTTCATCTATTTTACCATCTTTAACTGCGTCTCTAAATTTCTTTTTGTTTTCTATGTAATCTTTTTGTGCTTTTGCTACGTCAATATTTTTTTGTTCTAATTCTTTACCAATAACTAATTTAGTACCACCATCATTTATAAAATTATCTAATGACCTTGTAAATTCAGATAGTCCAGCAATTTCAGGTTCTGGGTCTGGTTTAAAAAATAAATTAAAATCTCTTGAAACTACCTCTGGTAATTCAGGTGTAAGATTTAATTCTGGTGTAGTTCTTTTTTTAGCCATTATACATCAATCCCACTTACACTATTTTTTTGTCTTCTCTTTTCAGCATTTGTCATAAGACCTGCTTGTTGTTTTTGAAATTCTAATCCGTAATAAGTATTTGCAACATTCAATGAAGCTGACGCAAAAGCTAAAGCAGGATTAGGTGGTTGTTCATATGTTGATTGTGCTTGTTGTCCAAACTGAATAGCTTCTAAGTTTCTTTCAAACTGTGCAATATTAACTGCCATATTTCTTTGCAGTGCTGAATTGTAATTACCTTGAACTCTATAATAATCACCAAGTAATCTTTCTTGTGAACCAGATAATGCTAATCCCTCTGAACCTGCTATAAATTTTGCTCTAGTTCTTTTTGCTTTTATACTTGCTTGAAATCCTTTTTCAGAACTTTTTGCTAAAGTTTGTCTAATCTTTAGTTGTTCACTTGCGTATCTTCTAATTGCATTTTGTCTTGCTAATTCATTCTGTCTTTTCTGTGCTACGAATTGTGCCTTTTGCTGTGCTTTCGCCTGTTGAAATTGTATCAATGACGAACCTGCACTTGCAATCATCAAAGCTGTTGTTGGTTCTACACACATATTCTTATAAACTCATAAAAAGGTTTTTGAGATACTCCATATTTAATTTTTCGTAAAAATTTAAATCCACACCATTTGAGCCACCTGATATGTAGTTCGTTTCTACAATCAACGTAGTTCCATAGTTTTGGATATTTGTTGTTTAAAAAGTCTACGACCTTTCTACTTTCTCGTAAGAAAGAAAATCGTATCCTAAATATTTCATCTGACGCTAATAGCCATATACCACCATCTTTACTGACACCAAACATACCAACTGGTACGTCATCTTTATCTATAATGGTGAAACAAACTTCTGAGTTTACAAAACTCTTTAGTAGACCACCGTATGGTGCAAAACCACTTGCGTCTAAGATTTCTCTTTTATCTTCGTATCGAAGTTTCTCTGCTAAATAAATGCAGTCTTCGTGTATAGATAAACGAAATCCGTTAAATTCTTTGACTTGCTGTGACATAGAAACCTTGCCAACTTGCATTAATGAAGTTGCTAGGTAAGTGACTATTGTTTTTAAGTTTTACTGTTAGTTTGTCATTCTCAGATTGAACTGCGAAATCAAAATCTCCGTCTTCTAAATTAATTGTTCCTGTAAGACCTGAACCTAAAACCGTACCTGTGAATGTAGCATTTGATGTACTACGCCCTACTGGTGTCACCTCTGTCGTAAAAAATCCTGTATCATTAAAAGAAACCGACCAGTTTCTTATTTGTAATCTACCCTCTTTGACTGATATTCTACTTCCTACGCTATCAGCTACTTGGATAAATTGTTGAGAGAATTGAAATACAAATTCATATTGCTCTCCTATGAAAAAATTCTGTGCAGTAATATCACCAGAGACAACTATACTTGTTCCTGATTGACTAACTGTTGCTATCTCTTGACCTGCTTTATTTGTTGAACCAGACTTACCAACAACTTTCATAGTGTTAGTAATTGAGTATGGTAAAGTTAAAGTAGTTTGATTAGTTCCAGCGTTGTAGCTTTCTGTAATCTGAGTGTTATTAATTTTTCTATCTAAATGAGTAAGATAAGTTTCTCCACTATCTGTAAGTGCAGGTGAAACATCAATACTTTCTAAATAAACACCATCACTTCTTTCATTTACAATAAATAAAGTATTCTCAATAAAATCAATATTTAAGATTTTATCTGAAGTAGTAGAACCATAAGTCCATTTATGCCACGCAGATTGTAGTCTTTTGTTTTGTGCTACATAATATTGAAATACATAAAGAGCATTATCTTCATCAGAAGACAAAGCTATTAAGATGTTTTCAGTAGTAGAAGTAGCAAGTTTAAAAACATTAGCAGGTACAAACTTTGGAACATTAGCAGTAATATCGTCAGCTTTCTTCGTATCTGTATCAGACGCAACGAAAAACTCTCTAACCCCTGAGAAATTTCCTTTGTTAAATGTAAAGAAGACATTAGACCCTGAACCGACTGGCTTAACTTTTTTGTCTGCTTCAAATTCTGTTGTGACATTTATTGATATATTACTTGCTGTTAGTGTTGCACCACCAGTCACCATAAACTGTGATTGTTCTGAAAATAATAAAAGTTCTTCATCAAAAGAAACTGCGTGTTGTAATATACTTACTTTAGTGTGAGTACTTGCAACATCTATTGGGTCAGTATCTAAAGCTGAAGTCACCGTTTCAGGAAAGAACTCAAAGAACTCTCCACTTCTAGACATAACTACATTTTCATCTGCAAGTACACCTAGTCTATTTCTATGAAAGAAAATATCATTTATCTTCTTACCTATAAAACTTGGGTCAGGTGCAGAGTTTAAGTCTCCTGCTACTCTGCTACCTAACGTGGGTACATCATATGAAGTAGCTGAAATCGTATAAGAACTTCCGTCTATCTGACTAAACCTAAAGTTTCCGTCAGCAGTCCGAATTAGTAAATGAGGAAATTTTGTTTCTTTAATATTTATTGGTGTTGCAGGTTTTACAGTTTCTTCCCAAACATCACTATTATATTTAACAAAATAATTATCAAAATTATTTGAAGCGTCTCCTGTCACTTCAACAACCATTCCATTAATTGCAGGTTGAGGTAAATCAGAAAAATTCTGTACTGTATCTGCAACAACTTGTGAAGCGTCATCACCAAATCCATCAGAAGCTGATATACTTAAAGTTCCTGAAGATTTAACAATAGAAAAACTACTGTCTCCAATGTTTGCTAAAGTTATTCCTGACGGACTTCCTATTGCACTTTTTAATCCGTCTCGAATATCTTTAGTGTTTGTGTTTGATGAAGTAAACGTAGTCGTAGTTCCATCAATTGTAATTGAGTATGGTGTGCTATCAACTCCTTGTAATACTGAATAAACTGCTTGTTCTACTTTTGCAGGACTGGTTGTAGTATCCATTTCATTGGCAATACTTTTATTTAAAACAAAGGTATTGTCAGCTACTGTGACTAAAACAAAATCATTCTTTGGGTCTGAAGAAGTTAAGTATGCAGTAGCACCAGTTTGATTGACTACTGTTTTTTGTGTTCCATTAATATCGTAAACTTCAATTGAGCCATTCTTTACAATAACAACATATCTTTCATTTGCGTCTCTATTGATTGTATGAACAAAACAATTACCAAAACTAGATGAAGATAATTTAGCAATATAATTAGTTGGTGGTCTTTTTTTAAGACCCTCAACAACAGAACTAAATCCGTTTATTTGTTCAGTAGCTTGTGAACTAAGTCTTAGAACCTCTGGTTGCTGACTTACACCCTGAACTAAATTAGGAATTGTTCGTGATACTAAAGGCATTAATAACCTCTATTGTTTCTTGCTATTGTGTATATTTGTTCTGGTGTATCAAAGATTGTGAAATCACCAGTTCTTGCTTCAGCATTTCTTAAAATTGATAATGCTTGTTTTTCATCTTCTTGTGAAAATTTGTGTAAAGTATTTGCACCAAGTGTTCTATCGTGAAACACTCTAGCACTTCTTATTGTAATATATCTTTTTGCTTGTTCAGGTATTTCATTAAAAGTTAATAATAAAACCTGAGTGACATCTTCAAAGTTTCTATCAAATATGTCTGTATTTTTTGCCATATTAAATAGAAAGCCATCACGTTGAACTAAATCATAATCAGCTTTAGATACCAGATTTGGGTCTAGTTCTACTCTAACTACGTTAGTTCCTACTGGAATTTTGTTATTTGTATCTCTTGTTAATGTAGATTTATAATGAGTGTTGAAGTGCCAACCTGCTGATTGAACTTCTCTTGAAATTTCTGATAATACATTTTTAGCTACTGTTCCATCTACTGGTAAAGAACCACTCAAAGAGTTTAACGGTGCTTCTCCAATTGTTGAAAGAATAACATTTACGGCTTCTAATTCCGTACTTCTTGCTGTTGTAGTCATTATGGTAAAAAGCTATCGAAGAAATCGTCTATCTTTTTTCCTAACCATCTTTTTAATTTACAAAACCAACACGGCATAAATTTCTCCTTTAAACAACAGGCGTAGATTGTCTGTGTTAATCTCTACGCCTGAAGTTATCATTTATTATGATTTGTTAATTGAAACAGCACATTCTGGTCTTAGAATGTTATGTCCAACCATCATTCTTGCAGTCATTAATGTTCCCATTCTTCTTGGGTCATAAGTACTTTCAAGAGTTAAGTCTTTTCTCTTTACAGTTCCTATTGCACCT